TTTTTTTAATTTCTTTTTTTAATTTTTTTATTTTCTCGACTTGCAATTTAGCTAAACTGACATATTTCCTAGTATTCAAAATTGTTATCTTGAGTAACTTGTCTTGTATTTCTGGAATCTCGTACAATTTATCAAATTCAGGTTCAAATTCAAAATTGTTTGAAGATTGTAATAATTTTGTTTCCTTAATAAATTCTTTTACTGTTATGGGATTTGAATTATTCAAATAATATTTAGAAAATTCTGTGAAATCCTCTGTTAAAGTTGGACCAATATACTTATATTTTTTATCGATCATATTATTAGTTCTTTTAATGTACAAATCAAGATGTTTGTAAACAGTTGATAATGGAGCCACAAGTCTTGCTACGTTATTTTTACAATCTTCAATTGCATCATATATCGTGAATCCTTCTTGATTTCTCCATTCCAATTTGTAATCAAAAGAATCTGTATTTTTTTGATTTATTATAGATAGACTATTGCACAAAAAATCATTTGAACCACACCAATGATTAATAATATCAATTGGATAATTAATATTGTTATGTTCGAAACTGAATGAATAATGTTTGAATTTAATTTCAGAACAACATGTTTTTTTGCAATACTTGCTTCCTTTATTTTCAACTATTTTAGTTAATTTAATACTTAAATTTTTTAAAGAATCTTTCCAAGCATGATATTGTTTGTTAGAAGTTTTGCAAGTTGCCATTGTTTCAAATATTTTAATTAAGTTTGGAGAAATAATATCCAAGTCGCAATTATTATCAAATTTTAACTCTGAAATTAAATCTCTTATTGCACCACCAAATATTTGTACAGTATCAAAAGTTTGTGCAATATTATTTAAAAATAATTTTTTAACAGAATCAAATTTATCATATGTACTTATAACAAAATCTTGTGACATTATAATTACTATTATTCATAAAGTTGAATTAATACTGAGTAAAATTTTAAATCATTTTTTAAATGTAATATGTTAAAAAAAAATGAAATTTGGATAAACGAGTATTAATGTAATATTGTTAATTATTTCAGTGAACACTGTTAATTACATAAAATAAATGTCGGAAAATAAAAATAATTCTTGTGATATTGAATCCAAAACATTGTGTCAGACAGAAGCTGATGAAATTATGGACGAATATTTTAATGAAAAATTTAGTTTTCTGTGTAATAAAATAATGACAAAAGAAAATAAAAAATATGTAGTTAGGTTAATATTGGCAGAAATAGTTGGTATGGGTTCATATGAACAATCACAAATAAATTTAAATATTAAACAATTTACAGACACTACAAATGAAACAATTACTGGATCACAAGAGGATACTGGCTTTATCGCAAATTTATTTAAAGAAATGATTTTATCAACAGGACTCGGTAAATTTATACGTCTTATCAAAATAAATGTAACGATTAATTCAGAATCACGAGTTTGCAATGATGAAAATGCGAATTTGAGAAATTATTATAATGTCGAAATAAGATTCGTTACCATTTCAATTCCAAGTGTCGATAAATATATCACAAAATATACTACTAACGTCAATCCATGAGCGAATGTTAATGATTCAAATTTTTTATGATTTAAAAATGAAGTTTATTACATTAATGATTATCTTTGACCTCATTTGGATTATGGATTATGTTTTAATGCCAAAAATAAATATTTATTCACGATGCATTTGTAATTCTGGAAAAATATATAAATATTGTTGTTCTTTAATAATTTACGAACCAGAATTTTGTGAAAAATGTGATATGATTATTGAATGTGATAAATGTTATGTATGTGAGAGGAGAGAAAGATTAAATGATTTTGCGTCATTGAGTAAAAAAAATTTAGTTAACACTATCAGTATCAAAAAATAGTAGTTATACAATGAAGATGAGTATTTTTTATTTTCGTCACAACTATATATTATGCGTGAGAACAAAGAACTACTAATTGATTACAAAGGTTTAATAATAAAAGATGATAATGAAAAAATACCAATTATTAAGCATGACCACCAAAAAAATATTTATTGCTTGAGTTTAAATAATTGGTCATTATTTAAAATTTCATCACAAGATTGGTCACTGGTTGAAACTGGTAGAACATTTAATTTTTATGATATTGAGAGTAAAAAAGTATTTTTAGTTGATGTGGAAAGTAGAAAAATTAAATCCATAAATAAAAATAAAGAGTTATTTTCTAAATCAAACCATTGCCCTCAAATTTGTTCCAATAGTTCTAATAGTTGCAGTAATAGTAATGAAAAATGCAAACCGAAAAAACTACTCGCTGTAAATATTTTTCGTGCTGGCAAGGTAGTTTGTAGTTATGATGATTTAAATAATACATGTAATGAAGCTCAATTTGCTTTACTTACGCAATCAAGTGTGGTTTTGGAGAAATATTTTGATTCTTGGACTTTTATTGATTCTCCAAAAGATTTTTATTTTTATGACATTTGTACAAATTTTATGTGGAAAGTTTGCAAATGTGATCCTATTCAAACAGTGAAAGTAAATTGTTGTAATATTTATTTGTTAGATATTAATACTGGTAATATTTACGTTTGTAAGAATAATAAATGGTTTCCTAAAAACACAAGTAAAATTGGTCCTACTGGTCCTACAGGAGTAACTGGAGCAACTGGCACAACTGGAGCTACAGGTCCAGGTTTAACTGGTGCTACTGGTATGTCCGGACCAACAGGAGTTACAGGTCCTACAGGAGCTACGGGTCCAGGTTTAACTGGTGCTACTGGTATGTCCGGACCAACAGGAGTTACAGGTCCTATTGGTCCTACAGGAGCTACTGGACCAGGTTTAACTGGAGCTACTGGTATGTCTGGACCAACAGGAGTTACGGGTCCTATTGGTCCTACAGGAGCTAACGGTGCTACTGGTCCTGGTTTAACTGGAGCCACTGGAGTTACTGGACCTACTGGTGCGAATGGTTCTACAGGTATTCCTGGGCCTACCGGACCTACAGGGTCATCTGGTGCTACTGGTGCTACGGGTGCTACAGGATCGACAGGTGCTACTGGTGCTACAGGAGTAGGAATTACAGGAGCGACTGGAGCAACTGGAGCAGCTGGACCAACAGGACCTGCGGGATCATCCGGATCAACAGGATTACCTTTACAATATTTCTTTATTGGTGCTGCTGATGGATTTCAATCCTTAGCTGGAGCTAATAAAAATTCAAATGAAGTGCCAGTTTATCACTTGAAAGATGGTATATTGGAAGGATTAACTTTACAATTATCAAATAACGCTAATGTACCAGTTTCTCCAAGTACCCCAATTCGCTTATTTGTGATTAATTTACGTTATGGAACATACGTAAGTGGTGTAACAAATTCTGGTAGTACCGGAGTTATGGCAACTGTACAAATAACTAGCAATTCGACAATTTCATTACCTAATCCATCGTGTTTGTCAGTTAACAGAGGAGAAACATATACAACACCAATTAACTATGTAGTTAGTAGACAACCCAATAGTGTTACTGGATTATTTCTTAATTATACAGGAACAAGTTTTACTGTTAGTTGGATTACTGGCCCAATGACGGAAACATTTTCAAGAGGTGATGCAATTGGTGTAGCATCAAACTCTGGCTTATCAAATTGCTTTTTTTCGCTAATTATAGATTGATAAAAAATTAATTTAAACATCATGGACAAAATTTATGATTACGTAACAACATAGTGTAAAAGAGTACGTGTAGTAGTACATACTTTGTGAAACAATGAATAAATTAGTTAAATTATAAATTGGTGTCATAACAATATTTTCAGGACACAATAATCTATTTTCATAATAATGACTTGCATTAATTAAAATAATTATTCCAAAAATAATATTAATGAAATCTATTAGACTTCTTTTATAAGTTATCAAAGATACTACCATATTTATTGTTGCGAAAAAAAACCATATGCAAATTTGAATATCACACCCTGAACCATTATCAATGTTGAGATTTGATAACGTAATTAAATTTAAAATTACTAACACAACTTCAATCAAAAAAAATGTGCGTGTTACTGTTGCAAGTACGCAGATTGCACAAAAAAGTGTAATATTTATCATTATGTTTTTAGTAAATGAATGATTACGTTAGTAAAGAATATATTAAATTCATTTTTTTTGTTGTATTTTTAAAATTGAAGTTTTGATTATCTTGACAGTTCATTAAAAAGCATTTGCTATTAACTTTAGACACACCCTACTATTACCCCCCCAATCAACACTCACTATCAAAACAATATGGAAACCTTTACTTTAACTAATTTACCACCAACCATTAAAAATTTAATTAATGATATCAAGACTTTCGGTTCAGATAAATCTATTAAAAATTTTAATCCACAAATTGATTTTTTTGGTAATCTGGATTATCCTCATGAATTTTACTCAGTTTGGTTAATGACTGGTGAAATACACTTTACTCCTAATAATACGCATGCTTCTAGAATTGCAAATTGTCACAGACCTCAATGCTACAAGTATACAACAGGTCAAATTTTGATACAAGTATTGAAAACTAGTTCACCTGAAATTTTTAAAATGTCACATTTTAATGTTTCAAAAGATGCCATTCAATTTTGCCAAAACCTGATGGTTTTAGTTGAGGAAATTAATAAATTTGCTCTTGTCGGAGAAAAAATGTTTTCAGTTGAAATATTTAAAGATTCAACTCAAGCTGAAGAATTCACCAGATCTCTCGAACAAATTTATTCTCCTGAACTATCTCAATTAATTACAGAAGTTAACTGTTTAGCAAATCAAGTTCATCAACCCGATTTACGTTGGGGAAAAGGTGGTGTTTACACAATTTGGAATAACGGTAAAATTACTTGGGAGAAAAGCGGAGAAGGAATTTATGGTTCTAGATCAGTATTTGTTGATAAATCTTCAATAATTCCTGAGGATAAAATTTTACATTTAATTTTCCCCTATGAAGATGGAACTAAACGTTATGCTATTGTTACTAAGGCTGATGCGGAATTGATTTACGAACGTCTAGAAAAAATCTATGATTTGATGAAAAAATAATTTTTTATTCTAATTCTAACTCTGTTACAGTATTTTGAACATAATTGCAAATGTATAAATTTTTTTCATCATGAGAAAGTATTAATGTAGAGGGGCATTGACCTATAGGAATAGCCGCTCCTACTATTTTATTATCTTCTAAACAAATTACTGAAATTGAACCAAGACCAGGAGTTAAATTAGTATAATTGGATCCTGCATACAAAGCATTATAATTTGAAACATACGCAAAATTCCTTGAAATTGCAATACCTGCTGGCTGAATTCCAGTCTCAATATTCTTAATTATGCGAAACTTTTTTAAATCAACAACACTTACTGTTGAACCATATGGACTAAAATTATTACTACCAAAATTAGT